CTGGAACGCCACGGCCTCGATGCCGATGGCGTGTGGTCGCCAGCGATCGGACAGAGTGAGCGTATCGGCGATGATCTGGTGGGGTGGCCGGCGGGCCAGGTCGGCCTCGGCCCACAGCAGCCCGTCGCACCAGCCGAGGGCGACGATGGCCGAGTAGTCGCCCCGGTCAGGTCGAGCGCCGAGCGACGGATCGACCGCGATCACTCGCCGCGTCATGCGCTGCATCGGCATCGTGGCGGGCGGCACCATGACCCAGTCGCCCCAATGCTCGGCGGGCCACTCGACGCCCTCCGGATCGCACCACTCGGCGTCCAGCTCCTGGCGGGCCCACACGCCGACCAGGTCGCGATAGAGCTGCTGCCGTACCGACTCGGCGAGGAGTGGATTGTCTCTGGTGGTCGCTCGCACGACATGGGCGTCGGTCGATTGCGGGCCGAATACACGGTAGGTCCAGTGGCCGGTGCCCTTGGGCGTGGTGGTCACGGCCAGCCACGGGCACTCGCCGCAGCGCAGGGCGGGCCGGACGATCTGCATCACGTCCTCGTCGATCTGGGCCGCCTCGTCCATCCAGCAGCCGTGCAGATTGAGACCGCGCAATCGGTCGGGCCGATCGGCCGACCGAAAGCGAATCTCGGAGCGGCCGGGCAGCGTCATCTGCATGCGGCCGGGCTGCTCGACCAAATCCAACCGCATCACACGGGCCACCTCGCGCAGCGCCGGCCAGTCGATGTCCTCCAGCATGGTGTAGGTGGGTGCGATGACAGCATACTGGCCTGGGGTCATAGCCGCGTGCAGGAGGAGGCGGTACGCACCCGCCCAGGTCTTGCCCGCTCCTCGACCGGCGATGAGTGCTACCTGGCGTGCGGTACTGGAGGCGTACTCGGCCTGGTGCGGCAGCACGGACACCTCGATGCGGATCGGGCGAGGACGGCGGCGTGCGATCACGTCTGCGTCTCCTCGTTGGCCGGGACGCGATCGGCCTTCCTCCCGGCGAACTGCTCCCAGCGCTGGACAATCACGTCGCAGTAGAGCGGGTCCAGCTCCATCAGGAACGCCTTGCGGCCCGTCTGCTCGGCGGCGATCAGCGTCGAGCCCGAGCCGCCGAACAGGTCGAGGACATTCTCGCCGGGCCGCGACGAATACTGCATCGCCCGCACCGCCAGTTCAACCGGCTTCTCGGTTAGATGGACCATGCTCTGCGGGTTGACCTTCTTGACGCCCCACAGGTCGGTGACGTTGTTCGGGCCGAGGAAGATGTGTCCGGCCCCCTCCTTCCAGCCGTAATAGCCGATCTCGAACGCAGCCATGAAGTCCTTGTGGGTCAGCACGGGGCTCTGCTTGTCCCAGACGATGCATTGCGAGAAGTACAGCCCGTGCTTCTTGAGAAACGGCGGGTATTTGCCCAGGTTCACGTAGCCGCCCCAGATGTAGAAGCTCCGGCCCGGCAGCAGCACGCGGGCCATGTTGCTGAACCAGGCGTCGAGCAGCGCGTCGAACGCCTCGTCGGAGACTGAGTCGTTGGCGAGCGGCCGGTCCTTGGGCCGGAGCTTCTTCGTGGTTGGCTTGGGCTTGGTCTTGTCGCGGGCGAGGTCGAAGCCCTGGTGGTGCATGCCGCCGGCGTCGGCCGCGTCGATGGCCCCTTGCTTGGTCGCCGGGTAGCTCGACAGCCCGGCCGCGATGGCGTTGTTACTCCGCGGCTCGACCTTCACGTTGTACGGCGGGTCGGTGTTCACCAGGTGGATGCTCGCGCCGCCGAGGAGGCGGTCCACGTGCGCGGGATTGCTGCTGTCACCACAGAGCAGGCGGTGGTCGCCGAGGAGCCACAGGTCGCCGGGACGCGTGGTCGCCTCGTCGGGCGGCGCGGGCACATCGTCCGGGTCGGTCAACCCGCCCCGAAGCGTCGGGTCGAGCAGCCGGGCCAACTCGTCCGGGTCGAAGCCGAGCAAGCCGAGGTCGTAGTTCATACCCTGCAACTCGCCCAACTCGATGGTCAGCAGATCATAGTTCCAGTCCGACAGCTCGTTGGTCTTGTTGTCGGCGATGCGATAGGCGCGGACCTGCTCCGGCGTCAGGTCCGTGGCGACGTGGACCGGCACCTGCTCCAGCCCGAGCTTCAGCGCGGCCTTGTACCGTGTATGGCCGCAGATGATCACGCCATTGGCGTCGACGACGATCGGCTGACGGAAGCCGAACTCGCGGATGGATTGAGCTACCATGTCCACCGCGTCGTCATTCATTCGAGGGTTACTCTCGTAGGGTGTGATCCTGGATAGCTCTCGCATTTCGACTTTCACAGCGAGCTCCTCCTTGCGATGGCCACTTGAGCGTAATCCCGTCCATCGTCAGCCAGCGTAACCGGAATATCTGGATACACAGCGCGCCAGCGGTGGATGGCCAGATCGACATATTCTGGCGCGAGCTCGATCGCCCGCACCAAGCGCCCGGCCCGCTGGCCCGCCAGAATCGTAGTCCCGCTGCCGGCGAAGGGCTCGAAGACCACCTCGCCCTCATTGGCATACGCGTGCATCACGAATTCCGGCAGAGCGACCGGGAACACTGCTGGGTGCCCGATATCGACCCCTTTGTAGCGGGTAATGCGCAGCACACTGTCCGGGATGCGCATTTCCTGCACAGGCATGCCTTGATCGCTACGCGGCACCTTTTTGCCATCGGGCTTGCGCAGAATTGGCCCGAATTTGCGCTCGCCAGCAGTCTTACATGGCACGATTTTGTTAGGTCTCCGTATCTCGCGATTGAAGTGGAAAATAAACTCGAAGCTAGGCGCCAAGCGGCCGTTCCAGTCACCTGGTAACCCTGATCCCTGGTCCCAGACGTAGAGACCGAAGCGCCGCCAGCCTTGCGAGCGCATCCAGTCGAGCCAGTCCTGCCAGTAGGGCTGCCACTCGCCATCGCGATGGACCAAGCCAAGATTGACGAGCACCTGGCCAGTAGGCGCCATCGTCAGCACCAGATGGCGAAACACGCCCTGCATCAACGCATCCCAATCTTTGATGCCGCCGGTAGTGTAGTTGCGTTGGTTCGCGTACGGCGGGCTGGTGAACAGCAACGCAGCGCGGTCATCCCCCATCACTCGCGCAACCGAGTCGGCCTCGGTGCTGTCACCACAAAGCAGGCGGTGGTCGCCGAGGAGCCACAGGTCGCCGGGACGCGTGGTCGCCTCGTCGGGCGGCGCGGGCACATCGTCCGGGTCGGTCAACCCGCCCCGAAGCGTCGGGTCGAGCAGCCGGGCCAACTCGTCCGGGTCGAAGCCGAGCAAGCCGAGGTCGTAATTGCAGGCTTGCAATTCGCTCAGCTCGATCGGCAACAGGTCATAGTTCCAGTCCGACAGTTCGTTGGTCTTGTTGTCGGCGATGCGGTAGGCTTTGATCTGCTCCGGCGTCAAGTCCTTGGCGACGTGTACTGGCACCTTGTCCAAGCCGAGCTTGAGCGCGGCCTTGTAGCGGGTGTGGCCCACGACGATGACGCCCTCGGGATCGACCACGATCGGCTGACGGAAGCCGAACTCGCGGATCGAGGCCGCCACGGCGTCGACGGCATCGTTGTTGTGGCGGGGGTTGTTGGCGTAAGGTTTGATCTTGGACAGCTTCCGCAGCTCGATCTGCATGCTTAATGCCCTGCTACGTACTTCGTTCTGTTGAGTCACCGGACACGATCACTCTCTGCACATACTCGATGATCGCGCCCTGCTGATCGGTGGGGATCGGGACATCACGCTGCCCAAGGTACTGCTTCCCGAGCCAAATCGCCATAGCCGGCGACCTGGCGGCCAGGTCCCACTGGACCCGATGGATGCGGTGCCGCATTTCGGCTCGCCCACGCTCCAGCTCGGCCCGGCAGCGGCGCTCCATCGTGCGCCGATCGAGTCCTACCAGCAGCGCAATATCCGCGTGAGACAGGCCGAGAGCAGCGCCGGCCAGCACCTGGCGCCGCTGCTCGTCGGTGATCGGTACTGCTCGCCTGGCCATATGCCCATGGTATCACGTTTTCCCCTGTGCCCGGTCAATCGGGTGACCTGTCGTACAGTATCGACTCGATCAGCCGGCGCACCTCGTCGGGTCTGGCGGCGGCGGCGGCATCGTCTGCTGCTGCACGGCGGCGATCGGCGTCCCGCTGGGTGCGTAGGCGCCGGTCGATGGCTCGCGCGACTGACTGTGCCAGGGCGGCAGTCAGATCGCTCGCGTAGCGAT